GCCATCATAATTTTTATAACGGAAGTTTTGGCAACCGTGCTTTTGTTGGCGCAATAAAAACAAGTGGCTCATCTACATCTTACAACACCACATCAGACCATCGCCTAAAAGAAAACGTCACTGGCATTACAAATGGCATTGAGCGTGTTAAGCAACTCAATCCATCACGTTTCAATTTTATTTCAGACCCTGACAAAACTGTCGATGGCTTTCTTGCACACGAAGCGCAGACAGTTGTTCCTGAAGCAATCACTGGCGAGAAGGATGCAATGCGTGATGAAGAATATGAAGTCACGCCAGCCGTTTATGAAGATGTGGTTGTTCCTGCCGTTTTGGATGATGATGGCAATGAAATTGAAGCTGAACGCACAGAACAACAGCTTGTCACTGAAGCGGTTATGGGAACACGTTCTGTGCCTGACTATCAAGGCATCGACCAAGCCAAACTTGTGCCGTTGCTGACCGCAGCCCTGCAAGAGGCAATCGCTAAAATCGAAACACTGGAAGCACGGGTCGCAACACTTGAAGGAAACTAAATTATGGCAAACTGGACTATCGCAAACTTGGAGCGTAACACTGCCGATGGCGGTGTAACAGTCGCACATTGGCGCGTCACTGAAACGGAAACAGTTGGGGAAGGCGATGATGCCGTAACCTATTCTGCTTCCTCTTATGGCACTGTAGGCTTTACGCCTGATGCAAGTGCTGACGGCTTTATTGCTTTTGATGCCCTGACCGAAGCTAATGTGCTTGGCTGGGTGCATGAAAGCGTTGATAAAGACGAAACCGAAGCTGCTCTGGCTGCTGATATTGCTGGGCAGAAAACCCCTGTTACTACTGACGGAGTGCCGTGGTAACGTAAATTAAAGGAGAGACTAATGACCGAGAAACAAACAAACGTCATTACGATTAACGACAAAGAATACACTGAAGAGCAACTCACAGACGACCAGAAGGTTTTGATTAATCATATCACTGACCTTGACCGCAAGATTGGCTCTACCCAGTTTAACCTAGACCAGCTTCAGGTCGGACGTAAGGCATTTATGTCACTGCTTGAAGCCTCATTAGAAGAAGAGACGGAGACAGAATAATGGAAACTCTGATTACTTGGATTACAGCTATTGTAGCAGCCGCATCGGTGATTGCTAATGTAACTCCGTCTATGCGCGACAATGAGATTCTCGCCAAGATTGATGACTTCATTCAGAAGTTGGCCCTTAACTTGCGTAAAGAGAAATGACAGACGAAATGAAATCCACCGTTGACCTTGCAAGCGGCGGCGTAACGCTCGGCGCGTTCTTTGATGCACTGCCCGAAGTTGCCGCTTTGTTTGCACTGGTCTGGTGGGTCATTCGTATCTGGGAAACTGACACGGTTCAAAAGCTTTTCAAAGGTGACTAGCCGTGAACTTTGGCGAGACACTTCTTGCTTACTGGCCTATTCTCACCGCAGCGATGGCTATGCTTTGGTGGTTTAGCCGGGCTATATCTTCTCTCGAAAACAAAACAGATAGAATGGATGAACGCTTGAAAGATAGCGAATCCAAAATCACTCAACTTTTTACTTTCTTTAACCAGTCAACGCAGCGTAGGCTTGATAAACTAGACAGGCTAGAAGAAAAGGATAAGTAAGTGGGCTATCAGACTGTGCGTAATGCACATCAACTGGGTCGCGTAGGAGAGTTAATAGCCGAAGCTGTCTTTGAGGAGACGGGTCTAAAGTGCTGTCGAGTAAATCATGAAGGCTTTGACTTACTAATATTTGATGACGACAATGAAAGCTATCGCGTTGAGGTAAAAGCTGCCAGCGTTAGCCAGTCTGGTGGATTGCGCTACAAGTTTATGACCAGCAAGGGAAGCAAATCAAAGCGCATTATTAATAGCGAAGATGCAGACTTAGTTTGTTTCGTAGCCTTGCCAATAAGAAGGTGCGTGATAAAGTGTATTACTGCTGTAGAAAAAAAGCGGACAACTGTTCGCGCTACAGATTTTGACGAACCCGAAGCTACGCAGATACGCAAAGCATTGGATAAGGTTAGGAAGCGAAGATGATGAATATCTTTAGTGCGGTTGCTGGCATTGCCGGGAACTGGGTAGATGGCAAGGTTCAAGAAACCAAAGCCAAAGCAGAGGTCAAGGTCGAAAAGGCAAAGGCTGACGCTGCCGTTCAAAAGAAGATTGCAACAGGCAAGATTGATTGGGAAGCCAATATGGCTGACGCAACCAAAGGCTCTTGGAAAGATGAGTTTGCTCTTGTTGTTTTGATGCTCCCTGCAATCCTAGTTTTTATTCCATCGCTTACCCAGCAAGTGCGGGAGGGGTTCGCGGTGTTGGATACGCTCCCGCAGTGGTATCAGTATCTTCTGTTCATCGCCGTGACGAGTTCGTTTGGGGTGAAGGGTGCAGACAAACTGATGAGTATGCGCGGAAAAAAGTAGTAACTCCTGCGGGTAAACCAGCCCCCACCAAAGGGCGAATCACACCCAACTTTACTTTGCAGGAGATGACCAAGAGCCAAACCGCGACCCGGCTAGGCCTCGACAACACCCCAACAGAGGAACACATTTCCTCCCTTCGGGCGTTGTGTGAAGCAGTCCTTGAGCCTACGCGCAGCCAGTTCAATGCCCCTGTGATTGTATCAAGCGGCTACCGCAGTGAGTTTCTGTGCGAAGAGATTGGCAGCAAGCCAACCAGTCAGCACTGTAAGGGGGAGGCTGTTGACTTTGAAATCATCGGGGTCGATAACCACAAGGTCGCGTCTTGGATTCAAGCCAACCTAGAGTATGATCAGTTGATACTTGAACACTATGAGTCCGGGAAACCTAATAGCGGATGGGTGCATGTGTCGTATAAGAGTGATGGACAGAACCGCAAACAAGCCCTAACGTTCAATGGTCGCAGTTACCAGCAAGGTCTAGTTAAATGAACCAGTATGATTTCAAGATGACTATTGTCGAAGGGGATGATGGTTTCCCCGTGTTGGTGCTGGAGTTTTCTGGGCTTGTTGATATGGAAGAAGCGGAAGAACTATCAGAAGAATTGTTCGCTATCATGTCGGGCGAAGAACCAAAATCATACCTACACTAGAAGCTGATTGATTCCATTACTTGCTTGGAGTCTAGCAACTCGTCTTGTGTTGCACAGTAACACTCTTTCGACAGGCCGCTAGGCACACCATACCGAGAGGGAAGGTAAAGTTCTGATGACCACATGCCACCAGCAAGGTCATACTCCCCATCTTGTCCCGTCATCAGCACGAACATATTGATAGCAGGGTTTTTCCTGAACGAAATGAGTCGGCCTGTTTTGTGTATCGTTGTCTTAACGTCAATGACTAAGCCATTGAATGTGAGGTCGCCCGGATCTTCACCATTGAAGGAGGAGCGGTGATAAATCTCGAAGATTTCTGTTGGGTAAACGCCTAGCATTTTGGAGAAAGCCAGTTCACCCATTGCACCTTCGTAATCAACGAAGATAGGGTCTTTGGGAGATACCCTGAGTGCATCTTCTGGGGCGACCTCACGAGCAGCAGCGTTGCGGGAACGCGCTACAAAAAGGCAGAGTCTTTTTTCTGCTTCATTCAGAGTGATGTGCATTATTAAAAAACTTTTCCTGTGACATCAGACTTACCCCAATTCGCACCATATTGTATAAGGCGCGAGGGGTCATGCCCCATACATTGTAAGAGGGGTCAACTGTATTATCCCGAACACATAGCTGCGCCGGATACTGCGGGTCATTTGATTGCCGGATATAGATGAGAATGTTTTCTGGCACATCCATTTCCTCAAGGGCTTTCATTGCTGTCGCTGCCCTCATTTGTTTCCATCCAACTGAGTCGTTAGGTATGGATGCAATTTCACGCAGTTTATTTTCTGCTTGGATTGCTCTTTGCTGCCATGCTGTTAGTTCATCCATAATATGTTGTCATCTTTCCGACCAGTTCTTCATAATCTTTGGGGGTCATCCTAATCTTGTGGCCTACTTTGACCACTGCCACACTGTGTTTGCGGCATAGCTTCTTCACATCTTGAGGGGGGACGGATAGTGCCGCCCCCACCTCTTCGATGGTCAGTAGCTTAGAAGGGGATGTGGTCATCCACTGGCTTGCTACGTGCTTCTGCATTGTTACCACCTTGCTGTTTGTCGCTGAATGAAAGAGACATATATGCCATGTCGTCTTTGGTCTTACGCCATGCGGCGATGCGGCGGCTACCCATCGGCCCGGTGTAATCCGGCGAGTTTGGGTTTTCACCTTTCTTCTCGTTCTCGAAAAGAGTTCCGACCTTTTCATATACATCCATAATCTTGCGACCATCAGGCAGCGTTGACATGGTTACTACCATCTGAGAGTCACGACCATCGTTGTTGGCCTTGCCTGTCAGAATCATCTTGTGGTTATCACGCGGGGGGAATACTGCTCCGCTATCAGTTTTGTCGTAAGTCTGGCTCATTACCATTCTCCTTTTACGCCTTTACTATCTGCCGCATACTTGTTGTCGTGTTCTCCAAGGAACACATCGGCGTTGAATCCAAGGTGCGACAATGCCTTGGTCAGCCCATCTGTTACAGCCATCTTGGGTGCGTCTTCTGCAATGCGGTCTTTCTTGTAGAAAGTCCTGCAACCAGTGAACGGCCCGAAGCTGTTGTGTGCGTTGCCATGCCAAACTGTAATGTGTGCAAGAAACGCCACATCACCATTCGCCATAGTGATTATCTCTGTTTGGGAGTGCCATCCCCAACCTTGACCCACCGGCCCGAAAGCGCGTGTGGCCTCTCGAACCTGATACATTGGGTCAATGCTGGTAAAAGAACGTGACCCAAAGCTAACCTTCTTCAGGTAAGCTGAGTCCGATGGGGACACCCTCTCCCATAGTTCCATATTGTTCGTCGGTTTGTTTGCTGCCCTCGCTGCGTTGGGGGCTAGGTTGTTCACTGTCATGCTGTTTCTCCTTTCGCACTACTGTTAGAACAAGTCTGCTATTGCGGTATTCAACTCGCACCGCTTCGTCTGGTGTGTGAAGCCACACTGAACGCCAGCCAAGCTGGTATTCATTTCCTATTAGGTGGATAAGAGGCTCGGCCTCTTCACTTATCAATGGTGATGCTGTATAATCGGTCATGCTGTTACCTCCTTTCGACAGCGGGGGGCAGGGTTTCTACTCCCCTGTCCCCTACTTCTTTATGTTGATGCGTAGCGAACCACGCTTGTCTCGTTTGATACTAAGTTCATCGGTATAGACCTCGCGTTCATCTAACCCGACCATTGCTTTCAATTCTTTCCCGGCTGCTGCGTGTTCTTTCGCGGCTTCCTTTGTGCTGATGTATTCGGCTGCTCTTACTCTGAAATAGTTGTCGCTGCTTGCGTCACGCGCCACCATATCGTTGATTGCAATCCTGTCTATGCCAGCAGAGAAGTGCGGCATTGATAGTGGCGGCTCTTCTTTACGCTCGACATAACCCCAAAACTCTTTGAGATGTTCGAGCATTGTCTGAATGTATTCCTCATTCTTTGCAACCTTCACATATTCATAGCGACCATTGCCAAAGATGTTTGCAAAATACATTGCCTTCACACCAGAGATTTCTAGATAAAGCTGTAGCTGTGGCATGTATCTTTCAAGCTGGCTATTGATGGTGGCTCTGTCGTTTGTGTGCTTGCACTCCAAACCGTATCGCTCACCGCGCATCATAAACTCAGCGTCAAGCGTTGCTCGGCAGGGAATACCGTCCCACTTGTAGTGATAGCGTTGTTCATGCGTGGCTGCGTTGGGGTCTTTGAAGCACTCGACTTGCATGTGCTTTTGAAACCACCTGATATTAAACTCCTCAGTCCAAACGCCAAGCTGGACAGGCAAGACATCGGACAGGTCAACGCCTTTTTTGTAGCCCATCTTCTCTAGCCAAAGGTCGTGCCAATCACCGTCCATGATTCGCAAGGCACAACTGCCGCCGATAGATGCTTTTCTGATTTCGTTATCTCTACTCATTTGCCTTCCTTTCAATACAAATTAGGGTAATTCGTATCAGTTTGTCTAGTATTTATTTGCCTCAAAAACCGCTTGTGCAAAACCTCTTGGTGTCGCTGACCTAATTCTTTTTGTCTTCTCTGACTTCCCGCCAAGCTGCGAGTCCTGAGTGCTTCGCCCTTTTACAGTGTGGTCAACTGGTTTTTTCTTGGGCATCTTGAACAGGCCGTTAGTCCATAGGCACGTTTTCTTTGAGTATTTATCTTGCCCGGCAATGTAGTCAGGCCATGTCGGGTGTTTGTCATCTGTTGGTAGATAGCCCCCATACTCGAAGGGGTGGAAAGAGTAATCGGGTTTGCGCCATAGGCTTGACAAAACCGACACGGGGTTTTCAACAAAGTATGGACAACCAAGATAGTCACCGACTGCCGCGCAAGCGATTGCGTGGCCGGCTGCTTCGTCTTGGAAGCGCGGATTGGCTTCACGTTTTTTGGCAAACCACGCTGCCCCGGACACAGCCAAGTCAGTGCAAACAGGAAAGCAAGACATGAACATGGCGCGTCCATCGTGAAACTCTGCAATCTCGTTTAGCGTTGACTGTTGGTGAAGGTCTGCATGAAGGAAGTTTATTCCGTCCTTTTGTGTGTCCTTGTGAGCAATGTCATAGGCATAACACTCATACCCAGCATTTCGCCAAGGCATGAGTGCAAGCCCAGTGTAATCGTAAAGACTAATCACGTGCATTGAGCAATCGTTCCTTTGCTTTTTCTGGTATGCGGCACAGCACCTTTGCCATGTGGCTGTTGCCTAGTTCTTTCTTTGTCATCTCGATAGCTGCGTCACACTTCTCGATTGTCCAGCCTTGTCCGGCCGGGTCGGCCTTGCCTGCGCGAGGTCGCTCGTCTTGATGTATGCTTGCAGTCTCGAACAACTTGTTTGCCTTTGTGTTGCGCTGTTGCCACTCGGCATTTACTTTGGCTGCATGCTTGCCGACTAGGTGAGGTGTAAACCAGATGCGAAAGTCGTGTGCCGATACGCATTTGTCCCACACTCTGCCGAGCAAATCATTGAACACATCGGCATTGGGTATGTCGCTGCTCAACCTAGAGTTGATTGCTTTTCTGATTTCCTCTCCGTAAAGTTTTTTTGATGCGTCACTCTGCTTCACATTGTTTGGTGGCAGATACATCGTTGTCATTTTGCGAACAAAGTGTTCGTGAATTAGTGCTTCTCTTTGCTCAAAGTTCATTTAACTTCTCCATTTGAAAGCGTTCAACCATGTCTTGAACCTCGGCTTTTAGTTTGTCCAAACCCTCGCGCCGTTGGATTTCATATTGCAATGCAAGCAAATGCGCTTGCTCTATCTTGAAGGCATAGTTGTTGTTTCTCTCCATCAGTGACTGGCATTTCTTTAGGCCGTGCAGAATAGTTGTATGGTCACGATCCAAATAATTACCGAGCGTTGTGGTTGTGTGTGCTGTGTTTCGATAGCCGAGATAATACAGGGCATGGCGACCAGCCATCACATAACCGACCCGCCGCTTGCCTAGCAATAGGTCTTGCTCGACACCAAAGGTTTCGCATATCGCCCGGACTAAACTCTTGACCGAGTAAGTCTCTTGCTTGTCTGCTTCAATCGTTATTGTCATGTTCATTTTCTTTCTCCATTAGTTCTTCTACAATTCTATCAGGCACAATCAGCACCCATTTTGGTGAGCCTTCTTCCCCCTTGCCCAGCTTGAACAAGGCAACATCTCGATTTTTTAAGACCGAGAACGGCGAGGGAAAGCCTTTCTCTTTGCGGTATTTGACCTCGGCAATGTAGTCCCGGCCATTTAAGTTGATGACTAGGTCGCCCGAATATTCTCCTCCAAGCGCGCCAGATAGGGGCTGGCGTTTGACTGGCAAGCCCCATTCCTTGAACAGTTTCACGAACCAATTCTCGTGATACGTTCCCTTTGCTTTACTTTTGCTGGTCACTTAGTTCAACCCCGTCTATTCCTTTAAATGTTTTTTCGATTTCAGTTAAAATATTTCTGGCACAATTTTCGACTTGCAATAGGTGTGATTGAAAATCCCCGCCATTCAATAGCTGCTCGTATTCGTATTTCATTTGCTCGATACTGTCATAAATTCCCATGTTGTTTCTCCGTTTGTGCTTTGGTGTAACAGGGGTCGCACCATGTCTCATGCTCTACAGGGTCGGGACTAACCAACAGGCAAACAAATTGGTGAGTTACCTCTCCACAGATGTCGCATTTTGCCGGCTGCCCTTGCTTGTCTATCTTTCTTTTTTTCATGTCAGTCCTCCAAGTCCGCCCAGCTTCGTTGGTTCTCGCAGTATTCGAGGCACCATTTTTCTATATACCAAGCCGCAAAGCGACAACGTTGCGATGCTTGCTCGAACTCATCGTCGGTGACTGGTGTGTCTGCGTCTTCGCCGTGCATCAACTCCCCGTTCACATTCCAAAAGCCTTCTTCTCCGTTTAGGTTTGCCCCGGTCACTGTCTGCAATGCGTAAAACATTGAACTCATTTCATTGAATGTTGGCTGGCTCATAGCGTCCACCATTGGTCGGGGTAAACTATTTTGCTAGGTGTCTCTTGTATCATGTCAGGATACTTGACCTCTAGCTTGTTCAAATGGTCTGCAATGACCATCAATTCACAGGCCGCAGCGTCTGCTTGCTGCTTGTTGCCCGTCTCTAGGGCTTCGATATATACCCCGATTGTGCGTCTCCAATTCATTTCATGACCTCCAAAAAAGAATAGTATTTATTAACCGTTGCCATTTTCTTTTGCGCCATTGCCAGCGGTTGAGGCTTTGGCGGTGTAGTTCGTCCCGTATCATGTCGCGACCTAGCTTAGTCATTTGGGTTTTCTCCGGTTGCGTATAATTCTTGCAATAAGGTTTCAAGGTTTGCGTCTTCCCAATTACGCAAGGCGCGTTCGGTGAATTTTTCCCGGTCAAAGCGTGGGTTTGTTGCCGCTAGCTTGTCTGCCAGTGCTTCGATGCTGGTCGGAAACTCTAGCAGGGGTGCAATTTCGTCAGCAATAAATTCAAAATGCCGGCGCGACAGTTTTAGAGTGCTGAACATTTCAGCTAATGCGGTTTCTAATTTGTTTGCGTTCATGGTTTCTACTCCTCGTCTAATGCTGTGATGTATGCGTCAAGCTTGTTGAAAAGGTCGCGCTTGTTCTTTGAACCAAAGCGAACCGATACGCCTCCGCTTTCATTGATGACACAGGCCAGCGCATAATGATTATGGCTTGCTAGAATATAGCGGTGTCCGATATTTGCTTTGAATTTCTCGCCTTCTTTGTTTGCGCTGTATTTCACAGGCGAACCTTTCAGACCGTTGATAACTGCTGTCTGCAGTTCTAAATCCTTCATTCCTACTCTGTTTGTCATGATTGCGTTACCTCCTACAGTCTCAACCATTTCTTTATACCCATTATTATACACATTCCCCACGCAATGTGCTTGCGAAGTTTATGCTATTTGCGCAATATTGTTTCGTCTCATTGAAAGATTATTGCGTTCTTGCCTTCCTCCTCTCTTTCTCTCTTGCTTTCTCTTGACAAACCCTCTTAAACTCCGCTTATGCGGCGCGCTTCGTGCCGCTTATAGGATTATGTGCTAGCGACAATCTAGCAGAAGGGAAGAAGGGAAATAAAAGAAAATGGGTAATGCGGTCAAGAATCCTGAGACAGGATTGACAGAGAAACAGACCGCCCTTGTGGAACACTTGGTAGCGTATGGCGGCACGATAAAAGAAGCCGCGCAAGCAGCTGGGTATGCTGAGGGTGAAACGGGAAGAGTCAGCGCAAGCAAGGCTTTAGCACTGCCAAAGGTTCAAGCGTATATGATGCAAAGGGTAAGGGATGAACTTGGAGCTAAGGCGACCCAAGCCCTCCATCAGGTGACGCGACTGTCAGCCAATGCTAAATCAGAGTATGTCCAGCTAGAGGCAAGCAAAGACTTGTTGGATAGGGCGGGATTGAAAGCCCCTGAGAAGCATATGCACTTACACGCCGGGGACATCAAGGTTGAGATTGACCTCGGTTGACCCTGAGATATATGACCTCCTTGTAGTCGGACTTCTCGATTGTGCCTCCTTGCAGTGTGCCTCGCGTCAAATCTCTTACACGGGCGTGAGGTCGAGTGTGTGGAGGGGGTGGGGGGAAAAACCGTCGGCACGGACAGTGGTCAGGACTCCTACAAACATTTTTCCTTCTCAAGGCTCGATAAAAAAAGTATAGTGTGAAATATATTTTTTAGTTCAAAAGGTGCGTTATGCCTTCAAGGGAATATCAAGAGAAGTTTGCTAGAGCGGCGTATGACACTGCGATGGATAACTTTATGTATGATGGCTATATCTCTGAGGAGAACATTCCCCTTGAGTTATCCGCTATTCTGAAAGAGGGTGCTGATCGTTACTTTGCTGGAAACCCCAATGCCGAAGAAGCCCCACTAGCCCTTATTGACTTTCCCTCTCCCTCCTCCTTTCCTCCTTTCTTTAATTCATTCGTGGCAGTAAAGAACCAGCAGGGTGGATATTTCATTGGATCTGATTCTATCCCTGAGTATTCTTTTGCTATCCCTGCTAGTTTTGAACGCTTTGGATTTATCGTTGAGTCTCGCCCGGATATGACTGAGGAACGTCCTACGCTTCCTACTGGCTATATCGGAGACGGGCGTTTGGATAATGCTTTGGAGGCTGTGAAGACTGCTTTTAATGAAACCACTCCTTCTGCTAGTCTTGATGACCTTACATTTACTCAGGCGTTTGCTCGCCAACATGCGGCTGGCGTGAAAGAGTTTGAGTATAGGGGCGAAAAGTATTCAACCGAAGTTGATCCTTTTGGGTCAGACCGGACTACGGGGCTACCGCGCGAAATGAATATCCCAGAAAAAGTAAGGGTTGATCCGTATGGCGCAGACTATACGGGGCAGATGGTGATTGCGGATGAGTAAGAAGACACGCGCTGGTATTAAGAATCTCAAGTGCAATAAGCCGAAACGAACTCCTAGCCACCCAAAGAAGTCGCACGTTGTGAAGGCTTGCGAGGGAGGGAAGGAAAAGATTATCCGTTTTGGTGAGCAGGGTGCTTCTACTGCTGGCAAGCCGAAGGCTGGAGAGTCAGCGCGTATGAAAGCAAAGCGGCGTAGCTTCAAAGCGCGTCACAGAAAAAACATTGCCAAAGGCAAGATGTCTGCGGCATACTGGGCTAATAAGGTTAAATGGTGATTTAGATGGATTTCAAAAATATTAAAGATTCAAAAAGTTTGTTCAATTATGCACGGTCTAAGTATGAAGGCTCTTCGGCAGCGAAGTTAAACGCCAAGCTTTTGAAAGACAATAAGGAACATAAAAAAGTTAGATCTATGCAAATATTTGATCATGCTTATGGTGCTGTTCAAAAACTAGAAAAAACAAATCCTGAAAAAACAGACAAGTATAGAAGTATGCTTCGTTATGTTCGCCGAGTTGTAGATCTTAATGAAAAAGACGCTTTTATAAAAGGCGACAAGTAATGCCTAACGTGGCTGGAAAGAAATACCCATACACCCCTGCTGGCATCAAAGCGGCTAAGAAAGCTGCTGCCAAGAAGAAGGGGAAAAAGAAATCAATGTTGAAAGGATATGGTAAATGAGCAAGCTTTATAAGATTGATGGTTCGGAATACATCAGCAAAGATTATTTCGTTCTTCCTGATGGTCGCCCTCACTCAGGCAAGTCGTTTACCACTGATAGTGTTCGTCTCTTTACGGAAGAGGAACTTGCTGATCGCGGCGTAAAGGCAGTAGCCCATGTGCCGGAGAAGCGCGTCCAGAAAGTAAAAACAAAAAACACCCCTACCTCCTTGCGTAAGTTGAAGGAAGAAGAGAATGGCGGTTAATGAAGCTGGCAACTACACCAAACCACGGATGCGTAAGAATCTCTTCGAGAAAATTAAGCGCGGTGGCAAAGGTGGCTCGCCGGGGCAATGGTCTGCACGCAAGGCTCAGATGCTCGCGCGCGAATACAAGGCTCGTGGTGGAGGCTATACTAGCTAATGAAAGCCCCGCAAAAATCTCTCCGCGCTTGGACGAAACAGAAGTGGCGGACTAAATCAGGCAAGCCCAGCACTCAGGGTTCTGAGGCTACTGGTGAACGTTACTTGCCAGAGAAGGCAATCAAAAGCCTAAGCGATGAAGAGTATGCTCGCACCACCGCAAAGAAACGTGCGGCTCGTCGTGCTGGCAAGCAGTTCTCAAAACAGCCAAAAGGTATTGCTGAAAAGACGCGGAAGCATCGTCGTGTCTAAGCAAGAGATCCGCAAGCTTCGTAGAAAAGCAATCAAGATGCAGAACAATAGTTCTCGCAAGATGTCTTTCTCCGAGGCTATGCAGGAGGCAAGAAAGGTAACAGATGAGTTTTCTACACACAATTAGTGAGCAGGAGCGTCGAGTCTTACGCAACATAGTTAAGAAGGTTCACCTCAAGCATCACCCCAAAGAATTCTGCACTGACTATGAAGCTGACAAGCTTATTTCGATTATCGCCCCCGATGTGGTTGAGCGTCTAATCAAAGTCGGCGTGGATCATAAAATTGACGAACTTTAAGTATAAGCCGGATGGCGATGTTCTAAAGTCCTTTATGAAGGACGATACCTTTTTCCGTGGTATTCGCGGCCCGGTCGGCTCTGGCAAATCTGTTGGCTGCTGCGTTGAGGTATTCCGCCGTGCATTAGCACAGCAAAAGAATGATGATGGCATACGCCGCTCTCGCTGGGCTATCATTCGTAACACTAACCCACAGCTAAGAACCACGACTATTAAGACTTGGCTTGACTGGTTTCCCGAAGACCAATGGGGCAAGTTCCAGTGGTCAGTCCCTTACACACATCACATCAAGCAAGGCGACCTAGACCTTGAGGTTATCTTTCTTGCTCTCGATAGACCAGAGGATGTAAAGAAACTTCTGTCATTGGAGTTGACTGGCATTTGGATTAACGAGGCGAGGGAATTACCCAAGTCAATCATTGATGCTTGCACTATGCGTGTTGGTCGCTTCCCCTCTATGCGAGAGGGAGGCCCGACTTGGACTGGCGTGATCGCTGATACCAACGCTCCAGAAGAAGACCACTGGTGGCCTATCATGTCTGGCGAAGTTCCAATCCCTGATCACATCTCTGCTGACGAAGCGCGTATGATGGTAAAGCCGGATAACTGGAGTTTCTACACACAGCCTGCTGGAATGGTAGAAGAGAAAGATAAAGACGGTTCTATCCAAGACTATGTGCCTAACAAACAGGCAGAAAACCAAAAGAACATGATGAAGAGCTATTACCCCAACCTTATCAGGGGTAAGACTAAAAGCTGGATTGATGTCTATGTTATGAATAAGCTAGGACAGATAAATGATGGGAAGCCGGTATATCAAATGTTTGCACCAGACTTACACATCGCTAAAGAAGAAATACCTGTCGCTGCTGGAGTTCCGGTCTTTATTGGTCTTGACTTTGGGCTTACTCCTGCTGCTGTGTTTGGTCAGCGTGTTCGTGGTCGTTGGTTGATACTTCAAGAGATTGTCGCCTTCGACATGGGAATCGTGCGATTTGCAGAGTTACTCAGGCAGGAGATTGCTACACGTTATAGCGGGTGTGAAGTAAATATTATTGGCGACCCTGCGGGTGATTTCCGCGCGCAAACAGATGAAAGCACTCCGTTCCAAGTGCTTCGGGGTGCTGGTCTTACTGCGCGTCCTGCACAATCTAACGATGTTTCCTTGCGTATTGAGGCCGTAGCTGGCACACTAAACCGTTTGGTTGAGGGCAAGTCGGGTATCTTAATAGACCCGCGATGCAAGGAGTTGATCAAGGGTTTTGATGGTGGCTATGGGTATCGGCGTATGCAAGTGTCCGGCGAGCGTTACGATGACAAACCCGATAAGAATAGATTCTCTCATATACATGATGCTTTACAATACTTAATGCTTGGTGGTGGTGAAGGTCGTGAAGTCCTCGGAAATAACAAGACCGCTAAACCGTTTACTATGAAGCGGGACTTTGATATATTTACACGGAAACCCAAGCAAGGGAAACAAGGTTTTTGGAATAGGATGAAGTAATGGGACTGCCTAGTAGTGTATGGAAACGCAAGAGAGAAACGGCTGCAAAACGTAAACGCGAAGCTAAACAAAGTCTTATTTCTGAATTGGGTTTGGCAAAAGACGTTGATCCCGATATTGCTTCTGCAATCTTTAGTCGTGTTCCCGATCCTGTTTACTCTGTTCGGCGCGGCAAAGCCTATAGAAAAAATTACACAAAACAAGAAACAGCAGATCTTTTTACAAAAGCTTATCAAGTGCAGTTAGCAAAAATCGGACAGCCAGAACTAGCGGAAGCTGTTGCTGCGGGGTCTGACCCCCGAACAGTTGAGGCATTAAAAACAAGCTTGATTTCTGCCTACACTACCCCTCAAGTCCGTAGGCAAGGTGGCAAGGCGCAGTATAGAGAAAATGCAAGAAAGCGCCGAGAAAAAGAAGTTGCCAAAAAAGTAGGAGAAGCAAAAGCTATTTTGTCCTCTGATGTTGCGAAACAACCAGAACTTAAACAAATTCGTCGCCGCAGAGAGAAGGCGGTAGAGCAAGCTACTGTTGGCATGACACGCAAACGAGGCAAAGCATCACTTCTTTCAAGCCAAGCTGGCGGTGCGGGTTTCTTTCAGAGGTATTTTAAGTAATGGACAAAACAGCTAAACATTACATCAAGAAGTATGAGACTGCGCGAACTCAACGCACTCCCTTTGAAGATCTTTTCCAAGAGTGTTACGACTATGCTCTCCCCCAGCGTGAAGGCTTTTACTTCAATGCACCGGGTCAACGCCGTGATGACCGAATCTTTGACGAAACTGCTGTAGTTGGCGTTCAAGAGTTTGCCTCTCGTTTGCAATCTGGGCTTGTTCCCAACTTTGCTCGTTGGTCTGACTTGGTTGCTGGCTCAGAAGTGCCGCCAGAAGAAGCCGATGAAATCAACAACAGCCTTGATGAAGTCACAGAGTATATCTTTGAGATTCTTGCAAACAGTAACTTTGCTCAAGAGGTTCATGAGTCATTTATGGACTTGGCTGTCGGAACTGGCTGTTTGCTGGTTGAAGAGGGTGATGCAGTAAACCCAATCCGCTTTAGTGCTATCCCCCTTCCCAAGGTCGTTCTTGAGAACGGGCCGGATGACCGCATTGACCATGTATATCGTGAGCGTGAGATTCGCCATAACGATATAAAGATTGTTTATCCCAAAGCAAAACTCTCTCCCAAGATGCAGGATATGATTAACCGCAAGGGTGAGGAAAAGTGCAAGGTTCTTGAGGTTGTATGTCGCCTATATGACAAGCCTAACCAAGAGCGTTACGGCTACTACGCCATTGATAAAACGCATGGCGAGTTAATATTTGAAGACATCTTTGAGGGCGTGGGCAGCAATCCGTTTGTTTGCTTCCGTTGGTCTAAAGCTGCTGGCGAAGTATATGGTCGCGGCCCACTGGTAAACGCGCTGTCTGCAATTAAAACAACTAACCTTACAATTCAGCTTGTATTGGAAAATGCACAGATGGCTATCTCTGGCATTTACCAAATGGATGATGATGGGATTATCAATGTCGATACGATCAATCTTGTGCCGGGGACTGTCATTCCTAAAGCACCCGGCTCGAATGGTTTACAACCTGTTGCGGCAGCCGGAAGCTTTGATGTTGCCAATCTTGTTCTTAACGACATGCGGATGAACATTAAGCGCGCATTGTATAATGATATGCTTGGTGATCCCAATCGAACACCCGCCACGGCTACCGAGATCGCAGAACGCATGGCTGACTTAAGCCGCCGTATTGGTTCTGCTTTTGGTCGCTTGCAAGCAGAGATGGTTCAACCCATTCTGCAACGTGTAGTTTATATCCTGCGTAAGCAGGGTCGCATTGATCTCCCAACAGTTAATGGTCGCGAAGTAAAAATCCGGAGTGTATCTCCTTTGGCGCAAGCCCAATCTAATCAGGACATCACAACTGTTGCGAGATTCCTTGAAGTAGTCGGTGCAAACTTTGGGCCGGAGATGGTCAACTTGCTTATCGACTCAGAAGAGACAGCGGTTTACTTAGCTAAGAAGTTTGGCGTTCCTGATAATCTAATTAGAGACGAAGCCGAGCGTGAACAGATTCAACAGATGCAACAACTTATGGCGCAGATGCAAGCGCAGCAACAAGGCGGTGGTGTGGTATAAATGTCACATATTGGAGTAGATGGTTTTCCTCGACCACAAAAAGAGGATGAAAAGATTTCGATGGATATTAAAGCCCTGCTCGGAACTCCGGCAGGCTCAGAGGTTCTTCGCTATCTCCGTTCCATTACATTGGATGCGGTAGCTGGCGGAGGCATTAGCGATGGCGAACTCCGTCACTTGGAGGGTCAACGCTTTATCGTTGCGCTGATTGAACGGCGCATTAAACATGCAGAAAAGGTAGAAAGCAAATGAGTGAAGCAACAGATAATGTGGAAGCGCAAGCCGAAGCACCTGAAGCCGTAACAACTGAGGTAGCAGATAGCCGCCCTGAGTGGCTTCCCGAAAAATTTAACACACCAGAAGACTTGGTTAATTCCTACTCTTCCCTAGAGAGCAAACTGGGTAAGGGGCAAGATGAGTTGCGCGAGTCTATCATGGGTGAGATTGAGCAAGAGGCTTTTGCTAATCGCCCTGAATCATCTGGTGACTACACCCTTCCAGAGGGTGCTGACGAACTGGCAGATGATCCCAATGTAGATTGGTGGGCGAACTTTGCTTGGGAAAACGGTTTCTCTCAGGATGAGTTTGAAGAAGGTCTGGCTCGTATGATGCCTAACCAACCCGACCTTGAGGCTGAGTCAGCCAAGCTTGGTGACAATGCCGAGGCTCGCATCGAAGCCGTTGCATTGTGGTCGCAGAAAAATGTTCCCACCGAACTTGGTGATGAGATTATGCGTCTTGGCGAAACTGCCAAGGGTATCGAACTCCTTGAGCATTTTATGGGTGCGTTGTCTGACACATCTGTTAGCGGCGAAGTTACCGCTCCGACAGTATTAGACAAGGGTGAGTTAGAGTCTATGATGAAAGACCCGCGCTACTGGGATAATACTCGGCGCGATCCAGCTTTTGTCAAACAAGTTGACGAAGGCTTTGCCAAGCTTTACAAATAAGTAATAAACGAGACCCCTCCTGAACACCGCCCTCTTTTCCATTGGGGGGCGGTGTTCTTTTTGTGTTGCTAAAATATATCAGTTAAGGCATTATTCTCTTGTTAGAGGCCCGATACGCTGCGGATAGCCCGGAAACGGATAACTAGATGAGGCATCGCACGGACAACCATTCCTGACATTGTAACTGAAACTTCACAACTGGAGAATGAAAATGGCTAATACTATTGATCAAGCCTTCATCACGCAGTTTGAATCTGATGTTCATTTGGCGTATCAGCGTATGGGGTCTAAACTCCGTAACACTGTCCGTCAGGTTAATGGCGTAACGGGTTCTACTGTTAAATTTCAAAAAATTGGTAAAGGTGCTGCTAATACCAAGTCTCGTAACGGCGACGTTACTGGCATGGAAGTCGCACACACCAACGTATCAGCAACGCTGACCGATCACTATGCACCTGAGTATATCGACAAGCTGGACGAACTGAAAACCAACATTGACGAACGTCAAGCTGTTGCTCAGTCGGCTGCTTATGCTCTGGGTCGTAAGACTGACGAGCTGATTGTTGCTGCTCTCGACGCTGGCGCAAACAGCACTCAGATTGCTGACACTGGTGGCGCGCTGGTTAAAGGCGACTTGCTGACCCTGTTTGAAACAATGGGTTCTGCTGACATTCCGGAAGATGGCAACCGTTATCTTGCAATGTCTCCTGCTGGTTACGCTGACCTGTTCAGCATCAACGAGTTCGCATCTAGCGATTTTGTTGGCGACCAAAACCTCCCGTTTGCTGGCGGCATGACAATGAAAGAGTTCTTGGGCTTCAAGATCTTCTCAACGTCTGCTGTTGCTGGCGGTAAGAACTTTGCCTACCACAGCTCTGCTATTGGTCTGGGTGTTGGTTCTGATGTTCAAACCGAAGTGAACTATGTGCCGCAGAAAGTGGCTCACTTGGTCACTGCTCACATGAGCATGGGTGCTGTCGGTATCGACGACAATGGCATCTACGAGGTTCTGGACAACAACTAAGTCTGGTAGGGGAGCGGTAGGAGACTGCTGCTCCCCCCTTTCTTGACGAGGTAAGTATGACATCCACAGTAGCTAACAGTGCTATCGACATTTGTTCACGGGCTTTGATCCTTATTGGGGCAGAGCCTATTACTTCGTTTGAAGACAATACAACAGAGGCACTGGTCGCTGTTAATATGTATGAAGACGTAGCGCAAGCTAGTCTCTGCAATACACGCTGGCGTTTTGCTACTGAGCAAGCGCAGCTTAGTCGTTTATCAGATGAGCCAACTGGACGCTTTGATGCGGCCTATCAGCTTCCATCTAACCTTTTGATGCTTAATGCCGTTACTGTAAATGATAACAATACGAACCATACAATCTACGGCGACAAGGTATTTACCAATACCTCAGACCAAGATGAGGTTATTGCTGATTACATCTATCGTGCAGATGAGTCTGATTGGCCTTCCTACTTTACACTTGCTGTCGAGTATTCCCTTGCTGCCATCTTTGCAAGTTCTATTGCTCGGAACGAGGGTCTGACACAGATTATGGAAATCAAGGCAAACAACCTTATGGCGAAAGCCCGTAACCTTGATAGCCAGCAGAACACGACACGCAAACTTACGACTTCGAGGTTTATCACTGAAAGGCTGTCATAATGGCGAAGATTAAGATTCCGCTTCACAGCTTTCAGTTTGGCGAACTTAGCCCATCTTTTACATCTCGTGTGGACGCTGCTGTGTATCAGGCTGGCGCGCAAAAGGTGCGTAACTTTATTATCATTAATGAGGGTGGTGTAAAGAAACGCGCTGGTGGTGAGTTTATTTATAAGTTTAGCGATACTGTAACTCCTGCAAATGAGTTAGAGATTCGCATTGAGCCGTTTATCTTTTCGGATGACGAGCGGTATATCTTTTGTTTCAAAAACAACGCCCTCGATATTTTCTTTATCAACCCGACTACTGGTGAGGTTGACACCACACCTGTCAGCTTGTCTGGCTCTAGCAGTTGCCCGTGGACAACGGCAAAGCTAAAAGAAATTACAATGGCCTCCTCTGGCGATGTAACAATTATTTGCCATGAAACATTCCCCCCTCGCATCATCCGCCGGACTGGGTTGAAGACCTTTGTCTCTGAGGTGTTTGAGTTTGAGGATAATGGTAATGATGATTCTCCAACACACCCCTACTACAAATTCCAAAAGGGTGGTGTTACACTAGACCCTGCGGCTACATCCGGCACTGGCGTTACTGTCGTTGCAAGCAGCAACTATTTTGTATCAGGTCATGTAGGATCGTATTTGTTAATTGGTAATACGCCTTGTGAAATTAAAACCTATGTTAGCGCAACTGAAGTTACTGTCGATATTACTGGCACAATACTTCGTCGCCTTGCGCCAGATTCTGTTGAAGTGTTTGCTGGCACTAGTGCTGTTCAAGTTACTATGCCTCTTCATGGCATGGCTGTTGGTGACAGCTTTGTTATTGACCGCGTGGGGGCTTTGGGAGGTCTTAACGCCTCTCACATGGAGGGAACAAAGACCGTAAGCAAGGTTATTGACCTTAATACGTTTGAATATACTGCTGGGTCTAATGCCTCCTCTTCTGCTATTGGTGGCGGTTCTGTTGAAATCTCAAGCGATGCTGCTACCCCGGAGTGGTATGAGCAATCTTACTCTGCTGTTCGCGGCTACCCTGCTGCCGTAACATTCCACGAAGGTCGTTTGTGGTTTGCTGGCACAACAGCACAGCCCGGTCATGTTTGGGCTTCCAAGTCTGCCAACTTCTTCAACTTCGACATAGGCACGGGAGCGGACAGTGATGCCATTGATCTTAACTCTAACTTTGGTGAGTTCTCTCATATCCGTCATCTTGTGGTTAATCGTGACTTACAGATATTCTCTGCTTCTGCTGAGTCATTCATTCCTGCTTTCACTGATAGACCTGTTACCCCTGCAAACGCCATAATCAAGCGTCAGACACCTTACGGCTCGTCTTATATGCGACCACAGCCCTTTGATGGTGCAACCCTCTATACGCAAGCCTCTGGCAAGATGCTGGGGTCTTATGTGTATAGTGAGGTAGAACAAGCCTACAACACAGAGAATGTGTCTGTGACTGCTACCCATCTGATGCGTTCTCCCATCCAGTCTGCAAGTATTAAGGGCGGCTTTGACCGGGCTGAGTCATACTGCTTCTTGATTAACAATGATGGCACTATGTCTGTCTTCTACTCCTCTCGCGGCGATCAACGCGCTGGGTGGATGCTGTGGGATACATCAGGCAAGTTCCACAGTGTTTGCGCTGTTGACCGCAATGTGTATTGCATTGCTGTTCGCGATCAGGGCGATGACACTAATCGTTACTACCTTGAGAAGTTTAACGAAGAGATGCCGATGGATTACTGCGATGAGTTCACTGGCACTGCTGGTGTGTTTGATGTTAGCAGCCAGTTCTCTGATGGTGCTGTGGTTCGCGTAGTTAGCGGCACAGATTACATTGGCGAGTTTACTGTGGCCTCTGGGGAGGTTGATGTATCTAGCGTTAAAGAAATTACGACAGCTTACATCGGCTATCAATTTACCCCCATCCTACAGACAATGCCTATTGATGCGTTGATGGGTGGCGGCCCGATGACTGCTGCGCCGCGCAAGATTGATATGGTTACTCTTGATTTGCAGGATACTTTGTCTGCATCGGTCAATAGTAAGGATATGATTATCAGGAATGTAAACGATGATTTCTCTTTGGATAGGTCTAAGTTTACTGGTAGAAAAGAGTTTAGGTTAATTGGTATTTCAAAAGACCCGTCTGTTACAGTTAGTCAGTCTGTTCCTTTTGATTTACAACTAAACGGTATGGTTATTGAGGTGACTTTCTAATGTGGCAAGCGGCACTAGCAGTAGGCTCTGGAATCATGGGCAGTCGTGGCAAGCGCAAAGCTGCGCGCGCTGCAAGGCGTGAGGCAGAACGTCAGGCTGCTGAAATCAGGAGACAAAGGTTTGCGGTATCAGAACTCGCCACTCAACAACACGAGCAGCGTTCTGAGGCTTTCAGGGAATTGGCTGATTACAATCAAGCTATGGCTGCATATTCTGGACGAACTGACCGCAGCATTGCTGCGCTGCGGAGGGAAGAAGAACGCAGATATGGTCGAGATGTTGATCGTCTTCGCGCGCAAGAAAAACGCGAAAAAGAAAGTCTTGAAAAACAGGCACAGGCGACCCTCGCTCGCGGTAAAGTTACGTCTGATGTTTATCGTCAAGAAGCGCGTCAAAGTTTATTTGACACCGCATTTAAGCTAGCGAGTTTATCATAATGGCTATTAAAAGATCTCCAGCAGGACAATCATTTCTTAACAAGCCGATTGGTGTTGTTAATGTAACTACCGGCGCAGATAAAGCTTATGCAGCCAGAGCCGAAACAGCCCGACGAGTGGGTGACATTGCCTTTGACTTTGCTAAAAAAGTTCAAGTTTCTAAAGGGCGAGAATGGGCAAGTGAGGTTTTGGTTGAGGATGAAAATGGTCTGCGTGGCTATCAAAAAGTTCCACAACACTTGGGGTCTTATGGTCGTGAAGAGGCAAGCCGTATTTATCAAAAAAGATATATGGATGCTTTTCAGAATGATACTCGCGCATTTGCAAAACAGTTGCGCTTAGAAGAAAAAGATCCTGTTAGATATGAGGAACTTTTTAATGATTATGTAAAGCAAAGCCTAACCGATATTGCCTCTCAAGGCGGTGGTGATATAGCTGCGCTTGTTGCTCCTGACCTTTATAATGTCGGCAAGCTTCATGTAAACGATATTCAAACAAAAAACCTTGCAATAAAAGAAGAGCAATCAAAAGCTAGCTTTATATCTATTGTAGATATGCGTATGGGTGATTTGGCTGGGCTAGAAGGGGCAGATCGTAAGTTTGCGTATGATGCTTTGGTTGAGGATATTAACGATTCTGCTATTCGTGACTATGGATTTAGCGCAACTCAAGTTGCTGCAATGCTTGACAATGCAAAGGATGAAAATGCTTTAAGTATTTTTAATGAAGAGGCACAAAATTTATCTGCCGGGTCTTTGATAGCACTTCAAGATAGACAGCAATGGGATGCGTTAAAAGAATCTGGTCAGTTTAAGGAAACAATTAACTTTATTGAAAGGTTTGATGCTACTCGACTTAGTGAGTTTAACACTCGGATAAGTGGAATTGCCCAAGATCGCAAGTCGCTTCAATCACAATCTCGCTCTGTTGAGTCTTTACTGTTTGGCTTAGAATCCGGCGGTGTAGTTAATAATGCTGAGTCGCGCAACGGTATGGATTCATTATTGCAGTATTCCACGCCCTTTGAGGCTCTTGCCCCAAGTCAGCAGCAGTTAGACATTGAAAATAATGCGGGAGTTCCCTCGGCTTCTTACTATACGTTAGCTTTGTCTGCAAAGAATGGCTTAAGTAATCCAGCAGATATTGTTGAATTTTCCAAAAGATTGGCTCAAACGGATGCGGCGCAATCAGCAAAAGGTCGTGGGTTGCGCGAATATTTTGGTGGTGATCTTGGTAAAGATATGGAATCCCTTTTATCCCTTACAAAAGCAATGGGAAGAATGGGTGATGAAGAGCTTATTCGCGCCTATCAACAACGCTTTGAACGTAACTCTATAGAAAATCTTGAGATTGCTAGGCGAAACTCTGGATTTGAAGGAAGGGATGACGCAAGCTTAAGAGACATTGCTCAAGCTTATGTTGAAGATAAACTTGCTGACTTGCCTTATGCTGCTAGAGAGGAAGCAGTTACTCAAGTCGGATATATGCTTACCTTTGAAACGCCTGGCAATATTGAGTCTGCTGTAGAGGATTTTGCTGCTCGCGCCTATAGGCCTTCTGAGTTTTATGAAGCTTACAGCGAAAATAATTCTTATTCAAAATACATTAACCCGCCAGAAACTTATTTTAATGGTGAGGAACTAGATGTATTTCGAGCCGCCTTTTCTAACATTGGTAAACAAACAGATGCAAACCGATTTTTAGAGCCGATTCAAAGCAGTTCTATTGGTGCTAGTTGGATGGTTTATGAACTAGACAATCGTGGCGCAAAAAGTTTTGTTTTAGATAGCAATGGTCGCCCGGCAGTTTTTTATTCAAAAAACTTTAAGAAGTCTTATGAAGCTCAAAAAAAATTGCGGGCTACCGAACTGCAATTTATGCGAAATACTGCATTAAGTAAAATAAACGATTCTTCTTTATCATCTCCAATGCGGATAGTTGATTAAATGATTAAAACCCAACCAATCGAATACGGGCAACGTCTTTTTGTAAAAGGTAGTGGTGACGCGCCAAGTTTTGCTAAGACTTGGAGGGCAACGCTAGAGCGTGATGTTGCTCCGATTACAATGGCAACAGTTGAGCGTTTGCGTTTTGGTGATGATACTCCTCTTGATGAGTCATTTGATTTTGCTGACGCTGTATTGCAAGACCCGTTTTTGGATGCAAATGCTCGCCATCTTGCTCACGCAAAAAACAAAGAACACTTTGACTTTCTTGCCAATAGCTTGCGAGAAAACCAAGCAAGACGCGATGCGCTTGAAAAATCGGGTATAGTTAGCAATATCGCTGCGGAGTTCCTTAATCCTATAAATGTTCTTTTTGCCTTTCCCGCAGTCGGCGCATCTGTTCGCGCTGCTACTGGATATGGGCGTATCGCACAAGCTGGTGTGGTTGGCGCAAAGCAAGGTCTTTATGCTGGGCTTGCTACTGAGGCTATTCGTTATCCGTTTGACCAATTAGAGACAAAGGAAGAGGCTTTTGCAAATATTGTTGGAAGTGCTGCTTTTGGGGGTGTGCTGGGTGCTGCTGTTCCGGCTGTAGCTAAAGTTGCGCTTGGGCGTATTCCCGCATTGCGTAGTAAGCTTGGCCCGGAGTTTGATCGAGTTGAAAAACAACTGGAGCAATTTGAGCAGAAGGGTGTTGACTTAGGCGAGATTGAAATCGAAGAAGTTACCGAGGGCGTTGGCCTTTCTGTTAGCCGTAGAGAGTTTGAGCCAGAAAAGGTTGACACTGAAACAGGTGAAGTTATTCCTGCTGTAGAGGAAAGTGTTGTTGTCAAAATAAACCAAGAGCGGATAAATAAAGAGTTTGAGTTAGAAGCATACACATCTCCCGAAACAAGTGGCGGTTCTGGTTTGCCTAGCCGTGCGTTTGAAAGTGCAGAACAATATAAAAACTTTCTTTTTAACAAAGCTAAAGTTATTGCTGAAAGAGAGCCTATTGAGGATACCCTTACCAGTTATGGAATTGAACTGGATCAAAAAAATATAACAGGCAAAAAGGCTGCTCAACTTTATGAAAGAAAGCGCATTGAGTTGGAGGACGAAATCAATGCCTTTGCTATTTCTGATACTGCTCAAGGTTTTGGAACAAAAGAAAATGCCTTTACCAAATACCATATGTTTGGCAGTCCTGCGTTTAACGTCCTGCGTGATCCTGATATGCCAGAGGGGATTAAAAGACTGATAGCAACTATGACTGGTAATAATCAGATTGCTTTGAAACGCAATACGGCTGGCTTTGGCACAAATGGTGTCGATCAACAGATGGGGCAGTTTAATGCTAAGTTCCGTGCATTTTCAGAGGATGTCGAAGACCTGTGGGTTGAGGCAACAAAGGGACGCAAAGCCCTTAGAATTAAACCAATTAACTTTTCTGCCGAAGATGCGCCATTTGTAAAGAATGATAAGCTTGAGTGGTTTGCTAACGAGCTAGATATTTACCTTGAGGTTCGAGCCGGGGCAAATATTGTGCTGACTGAAACTCAACAAAAGTTGCATCGCAAAATTCAAACTTATTTCAAAGATTTTCTTTTGATGTCTCAAGACGAAGGTATGCTTCTTGGCAAGCGTAACTATGAAATTGAGGTAGGGCGGTTAAAGAAAAGAGAGCAAGAACTCAACCAAGATATGAAGCGTATCTTGAGTGAGCAAGAGCGTGTAAAGGAAATTACACCGGAAGGTGAAGCGCGTGTTAAAGAACAGCTTGAAGAATTAGAGTTAGAAATTCAATCTATTATTGATGACATAACTGAATTAGAAAGCTGGGCTAAGTCTGCCCGTGCAGTAGAAGAATATAATATCCCTCGCTTTTATGACATTGTTCGGCTAACAAATGGTGAACGTGCTGTTAGGGCGGGAAGAGATACTGCTGACTCGCGTTATTACGAAGAGTTTATTGATGTATTGGTAGAGGAATTTGAAAACAATCCGATTCAATACAGCCGAGATAGTAATGGTAAATTGAAACGCCATGATGCTAATCCACGGGAAGATGCCGAGGCGGTTATTGCAAACATTATTGAGCAGGGACACGAGCCTGTATTTTTTGGCGGCTCACCAAGAACAAAGCATTTGAAGGCGCGTTCTTTGAATATGCCTGACAACAAGATTAAAAAGTTTTTGGTTAAAGACCTTTCTGTTTTTGGCAAGTATGCGGAGTCACAAGGATTTAACATTGCTTGGGCAAGAAACTTCGGCAAGAAAACTTTGGATGATGTTCTCGGTGATATTGAGAAAATTGGTAAGCGCGAAGGTTTAAGTCCCAAGAAGATTGCCAAAGCCAAACAGGCTCTTTATGGCGACTATCTTCGTGTAACTGGTGGTGGCGCCGGCTCACCTCATCGTTGGGATAATCAGGTTGCCCGTGTGCTTTCTAGCGTGTCTGCATATACGCGCCTTCCTGCATCAGGAATTACTGCCTTTGGTGACTTGGCAAACACTGTAGCTGCCCGACCATTTAAGGGAATGGTTTCCGATTTGGTGACGGATTTTAAGGATTTGCAAAAAGTAATTGCAGATGTAGATGAGTTTGCAGAAGTGCTTTCTATGAATCCCAATCTTATTCGTGAGCAGTTAATGGCTGATGCAAAGACTGGTGTGCAGCCAAGCCTTGCTGATAGAATTACGCATTACCCAGACAAGATTTGGTTTCAAACTCCAATTATCGGTAACGATCTATTGCCAATTACTTCTGCAACTCGTCACCTTGCGGCTGCTTATAACACCTCTGATATTACAAAGTTGATTGTAAAAATAGGGGAAGGCAAAAAGGTTAGTGTCAAAGAAAAGCAACAGCTTGGAACATTGGGATTAAATCCTAAAGTTGCAGATAACATTTACAAGCAGCTTAGTAGGAGGCTACCGAGCGGTGAAACCGTATTGCAAAAAAGTGATAGTGGGCGTGTATTTTTTGCAAATAGCAGACAGTGGGATATTAGCACCAAATCTGGGCGTGATGCGTTAGCTGCGTTTTCTGAGGCGATTGATATTGCCACAGATGCTCAAGTAATTATGGCTAAAAACTTTGATAAACCTCGGATTATTGATGGCCTTGCCTTTATTCCTTATCACCCAATTATGAAAGTGTTCGGAATGAAGCCCGACCCCAAAGCCTCTTTGGATGGTATTCAATATGCAAAAGTTCAAACTGGTTTGTTTAAGTTTCCAGTGCAATTTATGAACTATACATTTGGCGCAACCAACTCTGTTGTTGGTCGGGCATTTGATCCGGTGCATGAACGCACAATGCAACACATGGCTGCTTCTTTTGCTACAGGCTTGGCTTTGCTTTATATACAAAAACCAGACTGGTGGTTTGAAAACAAAAGCACAATGGATATAGCTGTTCGCGCTGTTGACCGGGCTGGCATGACCGGCATTTATGGTGATTTGTTGTTTGAAGGTATTCATACGGCTACGGCTGCTGGTGTAGATCCTGATAGCCTACCTATTCGCGGTAAATATCGCCCTACAACAGGAGAGCGATTTGATCCATTGTTCGGCCCTGCACCTACACAGGTGCGTGATTTAGCAAAGGCTGCGCGTGATTATATGAACAATGACAGCACAGCACATGCTAGAGCTTTGAACAGAAATCTTCCTTACCTTCATATTTTGGGTTTGGATGTGAACTTCAAATTGATCCATGACATGACACATGAGTAATGATAGGATG